GCGCATGTGCTATAGACCCATCATGAGTCCAGCGAATTCCTCCTCGCCAGCCTCCATATGCAGCAGACACATATCGCAAAAGAGTCATTTGAGCATAATAATATGGTCCGAATTCTGCTGTCTGAGTAATAAACCCAGCATTAGCAGTATATCCAGGTTCTAACGGCATGTTGTAGCGCAAGTGAGTAGTCAAGGCCACAGTATTTGCCGCGGACAAGGATTGAAGGGCCAATATTTCATGAAGAGAATATCTCTTAAGCAATGTACGAAAAGATCGTATAGCTTCTCCAAAATGCACTTGATTTGCATTGTCTATAGTGGGCATCGATAAGGAGGAGACGCCCATAGATGGTGCCCGCATAGGTGCAGAATCCATTCTATCAGTTTCATCACCACTATTTACTATCTCATCAGCTTGAGGCTCAACCTCTTCACCTTCTTCTTCTTGCTGAGCAGCAAGAGCTTGATGAGAAATGAAACGTACTGTACTCAATACATCATATGTAGGTTGTGCGACTTCAAAATCATCACCCGCACTAACAAAAACGAGTACACGAATATCATTGTTAATAGTAGAATTTGGAACAGTCAACTCGTTAACAACATATACGGATAAAACTCCGTTACCGTACTGTTGAACAGTAGATTGATATGACAAAGGAAGCGTATTAAACATTTGACTTTCATCCAGGCTAGTCCCGCAGTTATTACGATAAGTAGTAGCTTGCCCCCAACCACAATCAATAGTAAAATCAGTTTGATCAGCTATATCAACGATTGTAGTATAGGCGGTATTATACTCAGCGTTACCAGAAGGATTACCTGTTGGGTCATACACAAATTTCAAACGTCCTTTGTGATATTTAGAGCAAATGACTTGGAAACGAAATCTCATTGTTCCACGCCATTTCTTAAAAGGTAAAGCAGCAAAAGCTGTTGCTGGCAAATTCCTTTCATCAGAGGACTGAAATTGAGTCACTCGATGAATCATGGGATCAACCAAACAACTAAACAAATGCGCTTCAGGTACTGCTCCAACATTCCAAGGAAAAAGAGTAATAAAGGATTCACGTTGAGCTATATATGGAATAGATAACTCATCAATATTTGACAACCCAACTGTTCTAGGATCTAATGTAAGTTCCTGTTTAACATCAACAGATAACTTATTAACATCATCATCTCCATTACATACAGCTAAGTCATTCTTGGCAAAAGGTCGCCAACTCGATTTCTGAATTTGAGCTGGTCGACAATAACCAAACATTGATGCAATCTGTGCCATAGCTTGAGCACCTATCTCTGTAGCTCTCGCATATCTTCCAATCAAAGGAACACGACCAAGAGCATTCGCCATAGTGGCAAGAGCAGTAGCTGGTTTTGAAATAACTCCTTGACCATATTCATCAGCTTGAGGAACAATAGCACCAGGTTCGATCTGCGTAGGTGTAGAGAATTTAACATTCTCAGCCCATGCAAAAACATTGACCGTTACCCTATCATTTGCTCCATTAGCATGTTTCAAAGATGTAATAGAAGCTATATCAATAATACCCAGATCTCTCCAATCTTGAGCGGGAATATCCATTGCATTCTTATAATAAAAGAAAGGCAATTTCATCTCACCACCCTGTGAATTAGTAGGATCTAGGTACACATGAGGCCGCTGAGTCGCTGCTACGTAATCATTAAACAAAAGAGGTCTAAAAGTCGTCAAAGTATCATTATTATGCAGTGGCAGATAAGAAGCAAATGCTCGACCGTAGTGGAAACCATTCCCATTCACGGTAAATTTCACATGCAATTCTGCTGTCATAAGCTTATAATTGGAAATACGATTAATTACCCTAGGATTTTCAAAAAATAATTGCCATGGGTTAATTCGCAGATAAGCATTCGTATTAACATTCCAATTAAAACCTGCAATCTTAATAGGACGAGAAAAGAACTCATTCAATGTCGCATCATCTGCAAAGGGAGCATCACGTAAATCATCAATGGTGCTCTCAACATTGGTAACATAACCAGGATGAGTATCAGCGAATTCCACATTCTGCTGTTTCATATAATTAGTACCCAATGATTGAGTAATCTCCTCCGCCTGAGGACTGATTAGCCTTTGCACTTCTTTAAAATGTCGGTATGCTTTAAGTTGATCATCTGTCATCACAACCACATGCGTACTATTAGTGGGTATGACGCCATCCTTTGTCAAATCAACAGCACACCAACATTGCTCAGATGCCTTTTTACAATCAGGACATAATGAGATTTGATGAATGTTCTTACAGTCAGGGCAACAATCGCAAAAATCTTCTGGATAACCACAAGTTGAACAAAAAGCGATGTTATCTTCATCTGATTGACACTCAACTTCATGTCGAGATTGACGGGATTGTTGGGTACAATTGGTAGCAACTGCTATCCATATATACAAGAAAAATGCACCCAAGTATCCCCATATACCGAAGTTTGTTTTCGCATCATCCGATGCTTGTGGATTTATAAAGCTCCACCTACTATCAAAAGATTCTATTATTCGCGGAATCTTATTACGCCAATTTATAATAGGAAAAAATAAAAATATGCACAATGTATTATATGCAAAATATGTAAAACATAAAAACGTCTGTCCAATTAATACATCTGGGTAACTACAGACTTATGAGCAATATTTGTTCAACCAATTCTCAACGCGCTCATCGAACGTTGTAAAAACGGCGGGGACAGGAAGACCTGTTTCCTCACAGACTTCCCTCATCTGTGAGGCTCGTAGCTCATAAACTTCCCGTCCATGTGCAAACCACTCATGCATAGCTGTCTCAATACAACTAACAGATACAGTTTCTGGCAAAACAGAATGTGACTGCAGATTAGAGTGGAGCGATTTGAAAATTGAATTTTCATCTAATGCACCAATACTACGATTTATTTCCGGAATAAAATTTGACTTCCTCTTCAAAAAGTCTGCATCTTCATCTTCCATAAATGCAACTTCATTTTCAGATTTATCTGGCAAGGTTATTTTCATACCATGATCTGCCAAAAATTTCTTAAAAGAAAAGAAGTTAAATTCCCGAAAATCATTGTGAACACTTCCCTTAAAATCATCTCCGTATGTCATTGCTGCCACACAAGATCTAAAATCTACTTCTTGAGGGTACACATGGAAAAATCCCATGCGCACGTAAAATGACCCAGCAACACTGTTGATATTAACAGTGATATTGTTACCAGAAGTGTTCATATTGTAAGCTGTCATCAAAGTTCCATTATAATCCAAGACAGGGTGAACCAAATCTACGATCATATTCTCCATAATCATTAAAGATTCGTCATCATATCCTCCTATCTTGGCTAAATCGATAAACGATGCTAAAACAGCTCTAGTCATCTGGGAGTTCATGCGAACATCATATTTAGAATAATCCCACGCAATCACCTTATTATCTGTTGCAAATTTCTTTGCATGTGCCATTAGTTCTTCCCACTCATGTGAAAAAGCATTAACTCCAACAGCACTTTCAGAAATCAAAGGATGCAATGAGAGAAATCGAGCCACAGGAAGAAAGTATTTGCGAATATACAAACCAAAAGCAACTGCAACGGCTTGAAACACTCGTACCTTTTCTTTCTCCTTTTCTGTTGGCTCGTCCTTCAAAGTTGCTGTAGCAACTGGATACGCACGTTCTCCCCTTTTCCAACAATCCAAACACCTGCGCATTTCCTTGCGCACTTCCTCAGATGGAATCCTATCAACCAAAACCTCTCCATCGCGGATCTCATCAAAATATTTTTCCTTCTTTCCAAAGACAGGAAAACCCATACCTGTATTCATTGGTAGAGGATCAAGAAACCTCTTACCTGGAACACCCAAAACCATTTCCTTTTCCATCAAAGGCCTAAAATCCTCTTTCTTTACGTATTCACGCATCATCTCAACAAGAGGTTTCAGCCAATCTTGTCTGGCCCTTTCTAACATACTGGGGCTAAACATTTCAGCAGGAGTGGTTATATGTTCCAACGTCGCATTAAACCCTTTCCAATTTGGAATCAACTTAGGGGGTCCCCACTTATTCGGCACACCCATATGTTTAGTGACAGCATCTGAAATAATAGATTTCCTTACTTCACTCTTCTGCATAGCACGCAATTTGCTAGAACCCAAAACATCAACAAAAGCTGTTGGGCCCAACTTAGCAGCCATACAATGGGGATGTACCTTGTCTGAATCCAAAACCTTACGACCATACTGTTCATCTGGCAAATCAGTAGCATGTGCTGACAAATATACTCCAGGAATTTTCTGCAATTTCTCAATTAAACGCTTCGCCATATCCTGCGTAATTGTCTGCATTACGCCATAATTCGAATTGGGAGTACCACCTATATGGAAACCGATAAGCACAGGCTCCCGTTGTACTAAAACAATCGGTCCCATACAAGCTCCAACTTGCGCAATAGACGAAGAATAATGACCTCCATAAAATTCACGATATTTGTGGCCCACAGCTCCATGCTGTACGCTCACTCTTTCAGAATCAACACCATCACCCTTCCGACGCACCATCATAGTACACATTGATACGCCACGGGGTAATGACATAGGTAGCCATTTAATCTTGTCACGCAAGTCCGGACAATTCGGTACATACACACACACTAAATCCAATTCAGGCAAAGTGGAACTCATTCCTAACTCACATTTGAAAGTAAAAATTCCACCTGGTCTATTATGCCTATAAACAGTAACTTGGAGTAAATCAGTAGGTTCAGAATTCATATCAGCATCTTTATAAAAAACATGCTCTGGAAACCATGCCACACTCTTGCGCGGAAAGAAGATATTACACCGCGTCTGAGATCCATCAGATCGTTTAAACTCGGCCCAAAACAAATTACTCTTCTCTAACGTGCTAGTAACATGTGAAGGATGCGCCCTTTTGGATGCTTCAGATGTTTCCACCTTAACACCCATTCTTTGCATCATAAATCCAAACCATCCTGGACTTTTTTCCATGTCTTGTACGCTAATTCCAGCGTTTGGGTTTACATCCTGCAATCGTTTTCTGTTCCACAACTGAAACAACTTCAGACCCACTAATAATGTTGAAACAACAATTGCACCTTTTGCAACATGACTATCGCGCAAACTCTTAGCCAAAGTCGGAAGAGCATCACGCCTTTCACTATACTCAGCTTTATAAGCGCGGATACGAGCACGATAGTGAGACCACATTACAAGCTTAAGAATCCATACAAAAAACAAAGAACACAAAATAGCAACAAGATTACACGTATACAATCCAAACAACAAACTGCAAATTCCGAGAAAACTAACACGTCGGAATTGCTTCCTCATATCATACAGAGCTGCGGAGTGTTGCCACATCTCTATAGATTTCTGGAACAACTGAGTTTGGAAAATAAAACGCGGTGTCATTGCAACTGCCAACGGAGTTACAGTTCCATGCATCAAATCATTCAACTCCCTTGACAAATGTCTAGTTGCCATTTTCCTGATGGGCCAATATCCAACTAAAGAATTGATATAATCCAGCGGATAAACCCAACTATAGAAATAATTAGTCACTGACTTTTGTAAGGAATCCATCATAATCTCACCTAACGCTTCAAAAGCTTGCGGATCAACTTTACATTTGCACAAAGGTGCTGGTCTACAACAAGTATCACACATTGGCATCACATCAAAAGCCTGAGATCTTTCAACTACATTCGTTTGCTTAACTTTATGTCGCTTAGCAAGATGCACAATAACATCCAAATATGTAGCCAAATCAAGATTTTTACAACGAACTCGTCTACCATCATCCAATTTGACGTTCATAATACGAAATTCGTATGTCTCATGGCCTTCGTGTGTTTCAAAAAGAAAACATTCTTCCAAATCAAGCTGCCATACATCCTGGCAAAGATCACATTCATCCAAATCAGGGTGATCAGTGTTTAAAGAAACACCTCCAGGAATGCGAAACTCAGGCTTAACTCGAACGCGTGTATGAATAAAACGCCTCAATGCTGCTTCAGGTTTGTTTGTATAACAACGAACTTGGTAATCTTCAAAATTAGAAGTCAAAACACCAACTTTAAATGCAATAAAAACAACGCCTTTTGAATTCAATTCAGCTTTAACAGCTTGTGCTGCCATATTATTGAAAAACTTGATAATCACATCAGTTGGTGACGTTTGAGCAAACTCAGATTTGCCATTACCAACATCGTCCATAAACATACCCAAAATGTCAGACGTATAAGTTGAATCATACTTGTCAAACATATCTTTAGTAATAATACGTTTAGGATCAGTCTCAAAACCCATGGCATGCAATGAAGTCTTCATAACCAACTTACTCAAAGTTGATTTACCAACACCTGAAGGTCCAGTCAATCCTACTCCAAAAGGTGCAAAGCGAATTGCAGTGTTTCGATGCTTACCAACAATCTTGTATTTGATATCTACCAATTGAGAATATCTCTGTTGCAACCAAATAGCTGTTGGGCCATTAGCTTTAACAGATTTAAGCTCAGAAACTTGACGCAAAACATCATCACACTTATGTTCAAAATCTTCAACGCATTCACCATTTCCTGCCAATACTGCATCAGCGTGAGCTAACACATAATCACAATCCTGGTTGAATTTTTGCATTTTCGCATCTGAATACAACAATGGTAACAAAGACTTTTCTTCAAATACACGATATCCAGTTTCAGCTATCCACGCAAATGTTGAAATCAAAGCATCAATAACATCAACAGCCTGAAGTTGGTTCTTTGCAGCTTCAAGGGAAATAAGTTTCAAACCAAGAGGCGACCATTCAATAGATTTAACAGAACACACAGTCAAAGACATTGCAGCTGAAATTAAATAGGACACTTTAGTAAAAATAGTATTAGACTTAAAACAGTCCCATTTTCTCATCACATCATCAGCTAAACTATGAGGTTCAACTTCATCACGCGTTGTAGATCCAGCTACTTCATCAACCAAATGCAAAATTTCTTTGATAACACTTTTCTGAGTGTGCATCTTGATGTATGCAACGACAGACACAAATATATCCATGAAGGAATTTGCCCTACTAATCTGGTATCCTAAAATAACTAAATTCTCCAGATATGAAATCCAATTTGAAACATCTTCATCGCAATCTTGCAACGAATCAGGCACCTGTATCGAAGACAGGAGAGAAGAAAGTTCATCAGAATCATCTGCACAAAAATCATCTGCAGTAGTAGACATTGCTGCACGCGCAAAAACATTACGCATACTAGCCTTTGTCTGATCAATATATTCTGAATTAGCTTTCTCTTGCTCACGTTTCTGTTGCTGATCAATATCTCGCTGCACAAAATCAATAGTAGAGGAATCATCTTCAAACTCATCGCCATGTGGTTCAACATTCAGACGCATGTTTCTTCGTTGAATCCTCAATTTAGCAGCTTTACGACGTTCCTCTTTCTTGTTCTTACGCTTGTTTTGGTGCTTCAAAAACTTCATCTCATTAATTTCCTTAACTGAAACATCTGGTACGTCTGATGGAACAAACTCCAACGCCTCATCAATCCTTTTCAACTCCGTCTTAAGTTGAGCTCTCTTTCGCCTAATTTTATGCTCAACTATATACCAGGGACCAGTTTCCTTGGTCCCTACTCCTTGCCAATCACTATCATAATCTTCTTCAATGTGAAGAGAATCCTTAAAGTATTTAGCAAGGTCATCTGGTGTTGTGACCCTTCGGGTGTCACGGTCCGTTTGACATCTGTCCATTCGATGTCGGAGCGTAGGGCTATTAGAAGCAAGAATTATCCTATACTAGGACTCTATGGCCTGCGAAGCCATAAATATTTGATGATTATCCATAGTGTGGGGTTAACCACTTTAGAGGCTACACGATATCATAATCTCCCCTCTTATACGCAATAAACGCACACATCAAATAACACAGTAATCTGCACATGCGGATCCAAATATGACATCAATTATATGAGGTCTTTCCAATCAATTGGCGATTATTGTCCTTCGAACGAGTACTCAATGTCTCACACTTCGAAGATCTTTAAACAAATTTTCCAAAAGAAAGTTCTCTCAAAAATCGAATCTACATAATATCACCTATACAAAAAACTGATCAATAAGATGCGTACTGATACGTACGGTGGTGTGTCATCTACCTTAAAGGTTACCGGCTCACTAATCTAATTAGCATACGGTCATTTTGGCACAACTTCACACAGAAGTTGCGGTTAGACACAAAAACCTGTCAAAGTCTACAAGTAAACTTCTGGGTCAATTTTTTACTCCAAAAAGGAGAAGTGTTTTATTCACTCGATTAATATGCTGCAACATGCTTATGCATGAACGATGGCTGTCTACGGGGACAGACATTGCTCCAATACTTCAACACAATTACAAACAATATACCTGCAAGTCACTAATGAC